TGACGGTGTCCATGTAGCACCGGAGTCATCCGACGTTCGGATTTCCAGTGTCGACGCCAACCCCGCAATCAAGTCATCGGGTTTGTTCCATGTGATCAACCCCGGGAGGAAATCCTGCCACGCTGCGTCGGCATCCTCCCATGTGTGCACGTCAGCGTTTTCGTACCCAATCACGTATGCCGTGTTGAACGTCATCGTTGCATAGTGCGCGTTGTTCCATGCGAACCCGCCGTGTTCCCATGTGACCGCAACGTCAGCCAGAACACACGCAACGATCGCGTGCGGGATTTGAATTTCCTTTGTAGTCGGTGTCACCGCAGCGACGTATGTGCCTGTCAGGTTTGTTCCAGTCAGCACCAACGAACTATCGGCAGCCTCCGTGTTGCTCTTTGTGCCGGTCCAACCTGTGTGTTCGTTCTGTGTATCGCTGACCGTACGGAACGCGTTCAACGCTTGGTTTAGTGTAAGCGACACGAACGCACCACTGCGCACGCCCGACGTGTTGATTGCTGACACGATGTACGTGTACCTGCTTGCCGCAAGTCTGGGAAGCAACACTTGCCCGGGATCGAAACACCCGATCAACACCGACGTCGCCAACTGTGACCCCAGGCGGATTTCGTATTGTTTGACATCGACATCGGGGTGTTTCGGCAGCCGGATCAAATCGTGATCGCCCAGCGGGTACGCAACGATTTCGTCGCTGTCGGGATCGGTCGGTACCTGCGCACGCCCGCACATACGAATCGTTGCTGTCGTGCCCGTGACTGGACTCTTTCGCACGTCGCCCGGTGCAACAGGCACAACGGACACGTGCACCAATTCGTTTTCGGCGAACCCGATGATGCGGTGCACGTCGCCGAACGTGCGCCCGCTGAAAATCCATTGTTCATCCCGTGGGGTGTCGTCACCGATGTCGTCGTCGTCAGCCCGTGCGACGTAGTACACGTCAGCCGCCAACGCCTGATCGTTTCTGGCGAACGTCACAACAACCGATGGCAGCAACGACCCGTCAATCGCACGTTCGATCCCTTCGTGCAGCGCGACGTTGGAAACGGCAGCCGCAACTTTTCTTGGGTTCGGCATTTCGTCGGTGAACGTTTCAACGTCGCCCGGGTCGTCAGTGTAGATTGCACCGACGTACGCAACGCCTTCAATGTTCCGCGTCATGTCCTCGTTGGTCGTGATTTTCGTGAGCACAAAATACCGGTACGACGCGAACAACAACCCGGTCGTGTAGTTGTCGCCTTCCGCTGGGATCGCACCCGCTGTCCATGTGCCGCTAATCGGGATTGCGTCACCCGCTGCGTACGCCTGCACGGTGCCTGTGATGTTCTTTTCTTGCAACAACTCCTGCCCATCGGAACCCGTCGTCAGTACCGTCACCGTGTACCCGGTGCCGACTGTGACAGCCACGTCGAGTTTGACCGTCGTTGACGTCGACCCGCTTGCACACTTTCCAGACACGCCGCGTTTGTTTGATTCGTGTGCGATCGCAACAACGTCGCCCGGCAGTAGGTGGATTCCCTCGACACCGATCTTGAACGAAATCGTTTTGTCGATTCGATCCGCCCAGTTCAACCGGTACATCGCCATCCGATACGCTTGCGCCGGTCGTGTCACACCAACCAACCGCAGTGTTTCTTTTACGGGTGTCGTGCCCGTGAACACATCCGGGTTCACTTGCTGCGCAAGATCCTGTTCGTAATCGGTTTCCTCGTTGGGGTACTGAACTTCGATGACCTTGGGTCGTGACCGCGAACTTTCGTACCGGGTCGCGACATCGCGCAGGTTCGCCATTCCGTACACAGCGATCGCCGACCGCGCTTCCTCCGTCACGATCGACAGTTTGTTTCCGACCGTGATCACGTTTGCCCAGTGCGATTTCGCAAGCGCCACCAAGTATTCCCAGGCGTTACCGACACGATCGAAGATCATGTCACAGCGTGCGCGTTCGGTCGTGCTCCCCCGCCCATCGTCGACCATCGTGTCACACAAATCAGCCCAGTCGTCGAACGCGTCAAGGTCGACGTCATCAATCGACAACCCCGCCATGCGCGCAACCCCGTACACTGGATCAAGGATCATGTCGAGTGCGCACCACGCAGGGTTATCTGTCCACGCAGGCGAAAGCGGAAACGACGCAACGCCGTTCGTCACCGCCGACGGCACCCATACCTTTTTCCCCTTGATCACCGACGTCACGTTCGGGATGCGCCCGCCCATGTCATCGACGGACAGCGCCCGGATCGCGACCAGTGCCATGCCCGGGTATGCAAGTTCGTCCTGTGTGATTTCGTTGATGTCGGATACAACGCTTTTGGATTCCTTGTCGGTGTCCGTTTCGGGCCACGCTGGGGTGATGCGTTCCGCTTTGATTTCGTATGTTTCGCGCGCCAACCCTTCCACTTTGAACGACCTCGATATTGGTCCGCGCGACATGCCCCAAATGTTTTTCGTCACCGTTGTCCAGGTTGTTGTTCCCTGCACCCGATACGAAAAGTCAAACTGCACCGTGCGCCCGCCCAGGTTGCCACTGGGTGACAGGTTGTACATGCCTTGGGGAAACGACAGGATGACGTCGAACGCATCGATTTCGTTTTCGGTCGTGTGTATCAACGGCTCCCCAACGATCAACGTGTGATCCTTTGTGACCGCGTTGACGACGTTGCCGAAACCTGGAATGGACAGTTGCAGTTCGTTGCCCATTCGCAGCGACACGCGAACGTGTGCGAAATCCTGTGCAGGCGATCCGTCGAATTTGATGTCAGCCGGAATTGCCGATCCTGTCAGGTTGTCGACGTCGGATGTGATACCGCCGATCGAATCGATCGGACCGGAACACAGACCGATCAACATGTTGAGTGCCTGTTTCCCGTTTTCCTCAACATCGACATACACTTGAATGATGTTGCCGCCAACGATGTGCTCACCGTACACAACTGGAATCGGCAGCCCAGGCAACGCGGTGTTGCGCAGCCCGGACAAGTTGAACGCGGGCGACCCCGGGTCATCCTCTTGTGCGGGCGGTGACAAATCGGGAGCCATCAACCCTTGCAGCACGAACGACACGCCCGACAGGAACACCGAAATCAGAAGTGATTGTAGGAACAGCGGACCGGCAGGAACGGCAACGACTGCCAACCGTGCACCGCCCGGCACGACGTCATCGAGGCACAACGAATCCGTGCCCATCGATGCACGCACGTTCGGCAACAGCCCGTCGCGCTTCCATGACACCGGCACCAAGTCGCGCACCCGGGTTCCGGGCGGACACGGTAACCTGAACATTTCCCGAACATTGGGTGCCGTCAGCGGATCGCGGCAGAACGTGACCAACGCCTCACGATCGCCCGGATCGCCCGGCGAATCCGCGACATCCCATAGTTCGACCCCCAAACGCCCCAGGAGCCGCCCGCCTGTACCCCGGTGCGATCGGTCGCCCGGGTCGTCGACGTCGCTGTCAGCCCGGCACGGTGCCCGGAAGTACCCCCGCAGCGCCCCGATTCGGGCAGCCGCAGCGATCCGCACCCCGTGCACGACCGTTCCGACGGACACGTGCAGGAACAACCCTTCCCCAAGGCACACGCCAATGTGGTCGATCGTGCCGCACCCGCCCCAATCCAACATCACCAAGTCGCCCGGTGCTGGGTGTGACACTTCAACGAACCCGGCACCCTCCAGACCGCGCCCAATCGGGTCGACGTGCGCGCCGATGTCAGACGTGCCAATCCCCGGGTCGTCAAGCGCGACCCCCATACGATCGCACACGATGCGCGCAACGCCGAAACAGTCGAGCCCGCCATCTTCCTCGACGGACCGCCCGCGTTCGACGAATGGCACACCAAGCAAATCCTGCCAAAGTCCAGCCGGAAGTTTCGTCATAACCGCGATGGTCCCTTCGGAATTCCAGGGAACCCGCCGAACATCAACGGGTGTTTCCGAACCAATCCGTTCGCGACTTCGTTGTCGCCGTGCGCGATGCACCCGTTGCCGCTGCCTGTTTGACCCAACATCAAATCACACGACGTCGGGTCAAAGTCGGTGTTGCTCCCAGAAATGGCATTCGGCAACCCGGTGTCGTACTGACATCCGGCACCGCCGTACACCCAACGGCACCGCCCGCGAAAGTACCGTTGCGCAGGGAACGGTGCCGACATCAGGTTCAACTGCCCGCACGTCAACAGCACAGCGTCGAGCGTGACGGTCGCAGATTTGACCGTGTATTCGCCTTCGTGCACTTTGTACGACAGGTTATCTTTGTGCACCAACCGGATCGTCACAACCTGATCAAGCAACGTTCCCAATTCCAGAAACGCAGCGACTTCGGATGACAGGTTCGAAATCGTGATTTCGATGTCGGGCAGTGTTCCCGCTTTATCCTTCGTCTGTGTGCCGACACGAACCGGGAATGCCGAATACGTGTACCCGTCGTACGTGACATCAGCATCGTGCCCGACAACGCGCACGCTTTGCGTACCGTCAACGTTCAGTTCGAACAACCACAACCACGGTGCCGTGTTGTGGATCGTGTTCTTTTCGTCAACCAACGTGCTGTTGATGGTTTCAGGCACTACAAAACCTCCTCAACAACAGACTGTGCGTGCCACGCTTGCCCGACTTGCTGCACTTGCAGTTCGGACAGGAACCGCAGTGTTAACGCTTCCCCCGTTTCTGGGTCGGACCATGCGAACGAATCAGCGGCAACAGCATCGAACAGCGTGCGCAGCGTCGTGCGTTCCGCTGACGTCAACCCCGCCCATACGAAATTCCACAGCCGTCGCTTTGAATCTGTTTTCGGCCACGTGTGCAGGTATCCCCCGTCTGTGCTGATTTCGTTGCGCAGGGTTTGGTGTGAAATCTGCATCGCGTACGACGGGTCCAGTGTCAGCGTTTGACCCGACGACACGTTCTCATCCTGCATCGAAACCGACGACCGTGTCACAGTCGCAGCGGGTGCAGGCATTGGATGGAATTCTTCCAGTACCACGTTCCGCCCGTCGGTCACGTTGTACACATCCATCGTCACGATGTCGTCGAGCGTGCCAACACCCGGTATCGGTGTCGGTATCGGTCCAGCCGCCGAACCTGTGATCGGCGACAACTGCGACAGCACGATACCG